ACTTGTACCACTCGTTCCACTTGTGCCGCTACTTCCGCTTAAACCACTACTACCACTTGATCCACTGGTTCCGTTTGAGCCGCTTGTACCGTTAGTTCCACTTGTACCACTTGAACCACTTGAACCACTACTTCCGCTTGTACCATTTGATCCACTTGTGCCGCTTGTACCACTTGTGCCACTAGTTCCATTTGATCCACTTGTACCGCTTGTACCACTGGTTCCATTTGAGCCGCTTGTGCCATTACTACCACTTGTACCACTCGTTCCACTTGTGCCGCTACTTCCGCTTAAACCACTACTACCACTTGATCCACTGGTTCCGTTTGAGCCGCTAGTACCGTTAGTTCCACTTGTACCACTTGTACCACTTGAACCACTACTTCCGCTTGTACCATTTGATCCACTTGAACCACTTGTACCATTTGATCCGCTAGTACCACTTGTACCACTTGTACCACTTGTACCGCTAGTACCACTTGTACCGCTAGTACCGTTAGTTCCACTAGTTCCACTAGTTCCGTTTGTTCCACTCGTTCCGTTTGTTCCACTTGAACCACTTGAACCACTTGTGCCGTTAGTACCACTTGTGCCGCTAGTACCGTTAGTTCCACTAGTTCCACTACTACCACTTGTACCATTAGTACCACTTGTACCACTGGTTCCGCTGGTTCCGTTAGTTCCATTACTACCGGAAGAACCGCTACTTCCACTTAAACCACTACTGCCACTTGTACCGTTCGTACCACTGGTCCCGCTTGTACCACTAGTCCCACTTGTACCACTCGTACCACTTGTACCACTCGTACCACTCGTACCGTTTGAACCACTTGTACCATTTGAACCACTTGTACCATTTGAACCGCTTGTACCATTACTGCCACTAGTGCCGCTACTACCACTACTTCCACTGGTACCACTACTACCACTTGTGCCATTAGTACCACTTGTACCACTGGTTCCGCTGGTGCCACTTGTACCGTTTGTTCCATTACTTCCACTAGATCCGCTTGATCCACTACTGCCACTGGTGCCGTTACTACCACTTGTACCACTTGTACCACTAGTTCCACTCGTACCACTAGTTCCACTTGTACCATTTGTACCACTGGTTCCGCTAGTACCATTTGTACCACTGGTACCGTTACTTCCACTTGTACCACTGCTTCCACTACTACCACTAGACCCGCTTAGTCCGCTTGATCCACTTGTACCACTTGTACCGCTAGTACCACTTGTACCACTCGTACCACTTGTTCCGTTTGTTCCATTAGTACCGCTTGTTCCACTACTTCCACTACTTCCACTACTTCCACTACTTCCGCTTGATCCACTAGTACCACTTGTACCACTTGTACCACTAGTGCCACTTGTTCCACTAGTGCCACTTGTTCCACTAGTGCCGTTTGACCCACTAGTGCCACTTGTTCCATTACTACCACTTGTCCCGTTTGAACCACTACTACCGCTGGTACCACTTGATCCACTTGTTCCACTTGTTCCGCTGGTACCACTTGTTCCACTTGTACCGTTGGTACCATTAGTACCGTTACTTCCACTGCTGCCACTTAAACCACTTGTACCGCTAGTACCACTTGTGCCGCTACTTCCGCTTAAACCACTACTACCACTTGTACCACTGGATCCACTTGTTCCACTGGATCCACTTGTCCCACTTGTACCACTTGTCCCACTGGATCCACTTGTTCCGTTGCTACCACTACTACCGCTGCTTCCACTTGAACCACTGGAACCACTACTGCCGCTTGTACCACTGGTTCCGCTTGTTCCGCTTGTTCCATTTGTTCCACTTGTACCATTTGTACCATTACTTCCACTGCTGCCACTTAAACCACTTGTACCGCTAGTACCACTTGTTCCGTTGCTACCACTAGTGCCGCTTGTTCCACTTGATCCACTACTTCCACTTGTTCCACTTGATCCACTTGATCCGCTACTTCCACTTGTTCCATTGGTTCCACTTGTGCCACTTGTTCCACTAGTTCCACTAGTTCCGCTACTTCCACTTGTTCCACTACTTCCACTTGTACCGCTTGTACCGCTTGTACCGCTTGTACCGCTTGTACCACTGGTACCGTTAGATCCGCTGCTACCACTTGTACCGGACGATCCACTGCTACCACTCGTACCAGATGATCCACTTGTACCTGAAGAACCTGATTTTCCACTTGTGCCACTGGTACCTCCTGTTCCGGTTGTACCACTTGTGGTACTGGTACCACTTGTACCATTTGTTCCTCCTAAAATACCACTACTGCCGTTTGTACCACTGCTTCCGTCTTCACCACTGGTACCACTTGTACCAAATCCACCGCTTTCACCACTACTACCTCCTTCTCCACTAGTTCCACTGGTACCGTTACTACCACTTGTTCCTGAAGATGTACTTATACCGCTGGTACCACTTGTGGTGCTGGTACCACTTGTTCCAGCTGAACCTTTTTCGCCGCTACTACCGCTAGTACCACTTGTACCTGTTCCAGATGTACCGCTTGTGCTTACATTACTACCTATAGCAAAAACATAACCACATGCAGGAAATGAAAATTTTATTGTGGCTGTATTTTTATTGTTTAAAGTTACACTTTCAGGTATTATTTGATTAAAATTTTGATCATATACAATGAACAATACAAATTCCGAATTTAAATTATGATTATATACCCATGTATCTGTTTTTTGATTACAGGAAAATTCTTGTATGGACTGTGTATTTTTTTGTAAATTGGCATTACAATTAATGATAACACGTAATTCTTCAATTATTTTAAGAAACAGAGGTGTAGTAGGATCTTTAAAAGTCGCTGTTAATTTTTTATAGTCATACAAAGCATTATCCAATTTTAATGGAGCAACTTCGCATGGATCTTTTTTCAATGTTGACATTTCTTATAAATATAACAAAAACAACTAAGTAGCGTCTACATAGTGTTAAAAAAATATAAATATTAACTATATTTAGTTAAATAGAGAAATTGGTATTCGTCTCCATTGACCTGTACTATAAATATAAAAATAATTACCGTCGTAGCTTACCCAGCCATCTTCTCCATAGTCACTTGATTGATAAGGTACTTGATGATAGAATTTATCAGGAAATCTTTGAAATATTCTAAAAGCTGTATTTATAGGTCTTCTATTAGCTGTAGTGTATATGGGATTACCATTACAGTCATAACCACTTATATAAGTTTGACTACTATAATCATAATCAAATGTAGATATTTCTCTTTTTAACCACCCCGATGGATATTGATATACATAAATATATTTACTATCATAAGCTAACCAACCATTTTCTCCATAATCAGTGATGGATTTAGGAGCTGGGTGAAATGGAGTATTAATTGTATTTTGATAATTTGATGGTATTTTATTATAACCATCCAAATTGGTTACTTCATTTGGCTTTAGTGCCATTGTACCTTGACCTGTTACATCTGTGTAATCCAATGGACTATCTTTTAGATTACTACTGTTTTTAATAACATTATGTTCAATTGCACTCATTTCTCCAGCACTAGCTACAGCATTTTCTTGCAACATTACTTTTCTTACAGTAAATAGCTTTTGAGTGGTATTTTTTACCCCGTTTAAATTTGTTATATAATTATCATTTAGCAAGTAAGCGTTGACATTTATATCGAATGATGTTTTGATATTACGATCTTCACCGTCGTTAACTTCTTGTTCGATGCTATAACTATCTATTCTAGCTCTAAATTTAAATCTCTCTGCATCACCCCAGTAGTCTTTAGCTGCGTAGTTTATTTGTTCCAATAGTTTATTATTTTGATCTACATAATCGGTCCAAATGATGCATTCGTATGTTATATTTACTTGAACTGGCAAACTCACACTATAAATCTGTTTGGTTGGCTTACTTGGAAATACGCCTTTATTCATTAAATCGAACCGGTCATACTTATTCTTCTCGCTATAATTCATTATAGTTTCATAATTTAAATAACGATTAAATGTTGCAAGATCTTTGTTATTCTCAACACTTTTTCTACGAATCATTATGGCTGGCAACAATATTTTGCCTTGGTTATCTCTAATATTGCCAAACTTTTTCATAGCAAACCATCTTTCTGGATTGCCGTATATAACTGGCACTTTTACAACTTCACCATTATCATTAACTTGAAGTCTGAGTGTATTGTTTAAAGTATTAATAATAGCTGTATCAACGTCTAATAAAGTGACTGTGAAATTCTTCTCTTTATCAGTGTCACGGCGAGTTGCGTTGGCTCTATTATAAAGCTTTTTAACATCTGATTGAGCCGATGCGTTTTCAATCGGATTTGGCGGCGGATTTACATTATTATTTGGACCCCAAGCCATAAATTATGTTTGTCTTTCTACGAGGTTAAGTTTACTTAGTCTTGTGTAATGTGTATTAACAATCAAACTCCAAGACTTATCTGGATGTCCACCCAAGAATTGCTCTTGAACAACATTATCAATTTCGTAATAACGTTCATTATACAGAACCAAATCTCCAATTTCTGGAAAATAATTGGTGGTAATACAATCACGTTCTCTAAATCTATAAACGATATCTTGTTTTCTATCAGGACCATAACCCTGAGATCCATCGGCAGTTATGTCTTCACGTTGCACAAGACAACTTAAATCAATGCCTGAATAGAAAATTTTACCTTTATCACTGCTACTTTCGCCATAAATATTGGTATTGGTTTCATAAGCAGCAATCTTAAATACTTGAACAACACATTCGATTATATCACCTATTAATTCCGAGTTTACACTACCCAAGAAGTTTATGTCTCTTGGAGAAAAATATCTTCCAGGCGAATAATTGTTATTGTAAATGCCAACATCTTTACGAGTTGATGTCCAATATTGTTTAAATTTTGGATCGGTTTTTGGATACTGTGGAGATACAGGTGCTGCCATATGTTTTATCCTATATAAATATGTAAAGGTACACGGGACAACATCTTATTCATTTCTTCACTTTCTTTTCCTTTATTTTCCAATTGATTAACACGAAGCGTCTTTTCCAACATATCTCTTAGTTTTTCAAGCAATGAATCTTTTTCTTCTTTAGCTTCAGAACGAAGTTCAGCACCATCAAGAGTTACTTCGCCGCCAGGAATTGGTACGGTACTATATTTTTGAAGAATACGACCCAATGTTTCCTTACACAACGCTAAGAAATATTTTTTAATCCACTGTTTACCAGGCTGATTTACCTTACAGTATGTACAGTATTCATATGGAATATCACTTGGATCGCTTATATATTCATAACGAGATCCGCTATAAAAGTTAGTAATATCACGTTCACTTTCAACGATGTAATCTATATACACTCTGAAATTATCAGTTGGAATTGGAAATATTCTCAACTTGTTGTTGCCTAGAATTTCAAAGCTGTAAGCACTTTTACGAACCATATCATTGAATTCGATAGCTTGTACACGTTCCAAATCTTCGAATATAGGAGTCATCAAGAATTGTGTAGCTGGACTATATGCGCTGAATCCCATTTCACTGAGTACGTTGCTGTAACTCATACCTGTCATACTAAATGGATCATAAATACGTGCAATAGCTGGGGGTCGATGATGAAATACTCTTTTTACTTCTATACGAGAACCAGTTAAATGTTCAATGTCTCGGCCAATTAGTATGTTTAAGTCATACACCTGATTGGTAGCAGATGGATTGATACTTCCACTAATAGTTACATAATTACGTTTAACTTCAACTTCGCCACCAACAAGTGCTTCTGCTCCGTATTGCTTACTCAATTGAATTGTAAAAGGTAAACCTGTACTTTTTACACCTAGTCCTGTTAAATTGCTGTATTTAGCTTGAGGTAAACCTTGTAAATTAACCATATTATTAACGATATTAAATTCATTAACAACGCGGTTATACTCCAATACAGATTCTTCAAAACAAGCGTAAAAATTAACATCGATCATTTCTATATCGATGATTGGATACCCCAAACGTTTCGCTGCCCACATAGCGCTGCTACTACAATCGTTTTCAAATGTAGTTTCGCCAGATCCTGTGTTGCAACTTTCGCTTAAGTAATAACCAAATGGCACAGTGTCTTGGGTAACACTGCTACCACTTCCAGGCCATCTTACCCTATCGGAGTCAAGATTAGCACTCATATCTTAGTCCACCCTTTCACGTTTTTTACAACTCTGTCTTTTTTTAAGAAATAACCAATGTCTCCATTTGTTAATATATTAATAGATGGATTGTTACTATTTAATTTTTTCATTTGTTCAATTAAATCAAATCGTGTACCATTAATAATATCTCCATTAAATTTATTTTTGAGTGTATAAATATTTTTATCTGCAGCTGGATTATTTAATCCTAATTTTGATTGTCTTATCTTTTCTTTTACTTCAGGTCTACTATTAACTTCAATTGCAATCAATCTTTGTTTTTCTTTATTTTCCGGTTTATTTTTTGTCAAAATCATCTTTTCTAAAGCAATCTTATTTCTACGCATTACATTATTATCTCCACGATTTGCAATACTTATTTTTTCTTTTGTTTCTTCGGTGTGTTTCTTTCCAAAAAAAGTTCCTTTATCACCAGAATAAATATCTATTTTAGTTCCGGGTTTACCCGTTTCAATGATTAAATTTGCCCAATCGCCACTTTTAACTATATCAAATTTGTTACTATAATCTATACACAACTTACTAAATTCTTCAATTCTATCTAAATCATATTTAGCAATTATTTCTGTATTTATATGTTTTCCGTGGACTTTTAAATGGTTATTCCATCTTGTTCCGGAACCTTTATATGAAATAGCTTTGGAATCACTAGTAGTAACTCTCTTACAAAGATATCTCATTCCAGTTACAGAATGGGTTTTAACCAATAGATACAAATATTTCTTGACATTAGCACTCATTAATTATAAATATCTAAACAACAAAAATAGACAGTTTATAATTTGTTAATTCACATATCATATTTTTTCACCCGTTTTATCAGCGGTACCTTTCAATTTACTTGATATTTTATTTAAATAACTCTTGATTTTATCTTTATAGATCTGTTTAGCAGTAATATTGTTTGGCTCTGTTGGCGCACGATCACCCCAATAAATTTTTTGTGTAAAATACTTATCTCCAAATCTTTCCCTCAATTCCTTGGTTCTTATTACGAATGTATCTTCTGGTCCCTTATTTTGTATTATACCCAATGTAAATGCGTCTTTTAATCTAAATCCCTTCATCTTTAATCCGGCGATTACACCTACGGGTTTACCTGTATCCGGATCAATAGGTCGATCAACATCGTCTAAAAATCTCAAATCGGTTCTATCTGCATCAATTACTTTATAACCACGATAATATTCTGGTAATTCATCAAATATTGCAGAAATATTACCGCCAGCCTTCAAATATTTTTCACATTCTATATTGTTTTGTAAAGTTTCTTTTCTTGAAAAAGTCATATGTGGTTTTGAAGGATCTTCAAGACTTTGCATTGCCCATTTAAACACGGCTGTATAGTCATAAAATTTAACATCTGGATTTGCAGATTTCCAACTTTCCAATTTTTTATGAAAATCAAGATCGCTCGTACCGTTTAATCTAACCGATAACTTTAAATTGTATTTATTAGCCACTTTTTTCAAAAACTCCATTTCAATTTGTAATCTTTCAATGAAGTCTTCAGGACGCATTGGATTCAATATTCTACCACGTTTACCTTCGGGTCCGGGTCTACCTTTGCCATAAAATCTATCTATAATTTTTGGATCTATAGGAATATTTTTCATCTCATCAGATGTCAATTTGTCACCAAACAACCAACGAGTTTTTCTAGTTCTTGCTGCTAATTTTGCTTTTAGATATGCGGGGTTACCAGCAAAATTCAAACAACCAGCGTTACATTCTGGACTTTTCTTTGGACACACTTCATGACCTGATGAATCAGAAGGAGCCAAATATAAAATTGCAGTCAAATATCCTTTGTCATCTAAGAAAGACTTCAGTGTTTTTGGATCGTTTAATACACTCAACAGTTTTAATCTTCCTTGAGTGTCTCGGGCAATATTCTTCATTAATTCAGCCAACTCAAAACTAATAGGCTCCTTTTTGTTCGCTTCGGTCAAACATATCTTCAAATTGTTATCGGTGTCATTTATAGCTTCATATAGAGATTGATTTACGCAATGTTTACATTTACATACAAATTGATCTATTGGGATAATACTGTCAGCAGGTAGACCCATTCCTTCGTACATTTTAACTTCAATTAGCAAATCGATTAATTTCATATATGTTTTGTTATTCTTACTTTTAAATTGCCCTCACCTTTTATTACACGGTGATATGTTTCTTTAGGTATAAATATTGTTTCTTTAAGTAATTGTGGTAAATTATTATCTAATTGAACTTGCCAATTTACGTTTTCTATAACTTCAATTGTTCTATCTTCACGATCTATAGTAAAATTAAGGAGGTGGAGGAGTGGTATTATCAAATGTTTTAATTTTTACAGGAATATTCAAACTGGTAAATACAAATTCTCTATTGAATAACCCAAGTGAATTAATTATTACTCCATCATAAGCATCAATAAACAAATAATCACATGCACTATTACTCAAACTACCATCACTTGTAAGAGAACATCCAATTCCTAAATTGCTTTGAGTTAACCAATAAGCATCGTTCTTAGATTTCTTAGCTGCTTCATAATACCAAGTATTATAATATGCGGGGTTAACACTATAAAATCCAGTGGCATTATTTTCCATGTCTTGTTCAGTGTAATGAGAGGTTGGATATTCAGTAGAAGGTTGATATTGAGTAATAACAAATCTTGGAAGCAATACTGACCAAATAGATTGATCCAATGCATATGTAGCCGATGTCAATAACTTCAAATCTACTAATTAAATCAGCAAATTCCCCAGCTAAACAAGGAGGAGTTTTAGTAGCATATTGAGCAACCATAGAAGCAGCAAAATTACCAGCTAATGCACCTGCAAATCCAGCACAACCACCCAAAGCAGCCATTGCACTAGTAAGTAGATTCAAACCTATTTGTAAACCCAAGTCTTGATTGTCAGTTTGACTCAGAAGAGCATACGCATTTAGAATCTTTGAGTTACCATATGAGTAAAATTGCGTATTAAACGCAATCATATTATTTAGATTAGTCTGTGCATTTGATATATCAGTTGGGGTAGGGGGAGTATTTGTCATATATTATTTGTGCTTATAACCACGTTTTGGATAAGAGCCATACCACATAGCTCTTGATTGTCCATCAAATCACCTAATTTAATCATATTCATAAATATCAATTTAATTATAAAAAGTAATATTTATATTATATGAGCATTAAAAAACAACTGTTTTATACTATTGTAATTTTGATATTAACCGGATGTATTTCGTCAGAGGTTAAATCCGCAAAGCAAGTTACTGTGGCACAAGATGCCGTTGCGAAACAAGAAGCCAAAGTAGACAATACAATGGTGGAGTTGGAAAAGGTAGAAAAGGGTAAACGAGTACAAACTTCTTCTTTATCAATTGGTATTCAACATTCGTTAAGTCAAGTAACCAATGCGCCTGTACAAGTTGACACTGCTAAAGCACTAAATGAACGTGTCATTTCTATAGTTGGGTCACCTCATATAGATGAAATCAAACGTATTAAAGCTACCGTTGATCTATTGAATAGTCAAGTTGCTGAAGAAAGAAAGAAAGGTGATCAGTTATTGTCACAACGTGACGAAATCATCAACAAACTACAAAAAGAAAAGTCTGCTTTGAAAGAAAAGTATGACGATGAATTGTGGCAAATGACTGATAAAGCAAAAGAAATTGCAAAAGAAGCTGATCAAAGTAAGGCTACTCTTGATGCTATGAGTGGTATGTTTGGATTAAATGCGGTATTTTGGGGTTTAAAGAAGTTCTTTATCAGTGCATTGACCGCTATTATCGTATTCGTTATAGTATTTGTTATACTTAGAATATTAGCAACAGTACATCCAGCAGCCGGCGCAGCATTTAGTATATTCAATATGATCGGATCCGGACTATTAAGTTTAGTAAAAGTATTAACTCCACATGCATTTGAATTGGCCAATTTTGCATCAAAAAACAAAGTAGATGAATTCAAGTCTCCTCTTGTCAAAATAGTCGATGTAATCCAAGAACTTAAAGAAAAGCAAAAAGAATCTCCTGATAGAGTATATCCATTAACCGAAGTGTTAAAGAGATTTGATAAAGAAATGGATAGCACTGAAAAAGATTTAATCGACGATATTTTAAAAGAACAAAAGTGGATTAAATAAATTATTAAATATATTTATTATATAATTGTTTTAGATTGTTAACTAACGTTGTGTGTTAATAAACTAAATACGATTATGGATACAAATACAGCACACGTAATATCTCAAGAAGTATTGGAATCAACTGCACAAGATATGACAGGCAAATATGTCTGGATGTTCTTAGCAGGCTTGATAATTTTAATGTTTAAATCGAGCATAGAAAAACTTGCAGCTGCGCTGTTTATGTTTATTGGCTCCGATTATAAAGAAGATGACGTTGTATACGTCGATGGTAAACCAGGCAGAATTATTCGTGTAGGACTTACCAAAACTGTATTCTTTATCTATGATATTGTCGATGGTAAGGTTGTTAGTGGCAACAAATTAGTGGTTCAAAATGAAAGATTGTCAAGTCTAAATATAGAAAAACCACTGCCCAATTTGGATTTAAGTCGTTTTAAAAAAGACTAA